CGGAGCCGGATTCGAACCGGCACGGCCGAAGCCGGCGGATTTTAAGTCCGCTGCGTCTACCTGGTTCCGCCATCCGGGCGGGCGGCCGGACGTCCGGGGTGGGCCCCGGCGTGTATGGAGGCTGAGGTCGGAATCGCACGGAGAGCCTATCCCATTGTTTCCATGAAGGTTTCCTACGCCGAAATCGAACTGTCCCCCACGCCGTTACCCACGAGGATCGCGGGAATTCACGGGAATGGTACGCGCGCGCCTCCACCCCATCGCTGGCCGTGCGTGGGTCACCGAACTTCGATACTGTATTTGATGGACATTGACTCCGGATTTTCGGGAATGTCATCAAGGTACGTCTCGAAGATGTAACCCCGAACCACGCCGGACGCTACTCCCATGAACACCTGCGCGTCGCCGCTACCGTCATACGCACGAATGCTGATTCGACCCTTTTCGCACGTGGCGCTGCCCTCGACCTTAACTTTCTGCAAGGACGCGACATGGTTGTAGCGCCAATCCTCGACGGTGCACTCGTCGGCTTGAGCAGAGCCAACCGCCCCAGCGGCGAGTCCTGAAAGAAGAGCCAGCGCTACGAGGCGATCGATCCAGCTCACGTTTGCCTCCGGTGTTTTCGTCTCTCGCCAGACTCTATCACGCGCCATCCGCCAGTCCGACCAACCGCGCGGCCGTCTCCGGATCGAGACTCGCTTCCTGTCCGGCGAGCGACCTCCACGCCCACGCCCACGCCCTGCCCTGCACGTCGGCGGCGAAGAGACCATCGAAGCCGAGCACCAGATCGGGGGTGTCGAGTTTCGCGCGGAGCTCGTCTCGCACGAGCGCTGCGGCGGGCGCGATGGTGGCGTGGAGGAAGCGTCGGAACGCCTCCCTCGCCCCGGAACCCTCGGCAGGTTCCACGAGCTCGATGGGAACCCCGCAGGCCGCCAAGACGTGCCTCGCCGAATTGGAGCGGAGCATGTCGAGCACCGAAGGCGGATTGCTTCCGATACGCTCGACGCGCCAGTCGTGCTTTGGGGCGCCGGGTTTGCCGTCGGTATCCCACCCCCCGCCGTGGTCGGCACGAGGGCGAGCTTCCCTCTAAGGCTCGCGAGCTGGCCCTGGAGCTCCGAAGTGTCGCCCGGGTTGGCCGGGACCGGAATGAGGGTCCCGACGGCCGCGGTGACCTCTTGGGACAACCTCGTCTCCAGCATCGCCGCAAGGTCCGAAGTGGTCCTCGAATGCGCGAGCGGGGAGACGCCCCGCCATGGTTCGGTCGGGGTCGTGGCGTAGCGGCAATGAACGACCCGGCTTGCACCGACCCGCATCGTCGAAGTCTGGTCCGGGCCGGCGAGGGTCACCTGGTACTCCCACGTCTCCGGCCGATAGCCATAGGTGTCCCACCACGAGACGGGCAACAGCATCGCCTCGCCCTGCACCACCTGGAGGAGGAACAGCGCCTCGCCCTTCCTGACGAGCTCGCGGCCGTTGAGCTCCAGGACCGCCGGGGTAAGTGCCCGTGTCGCAGCCGTGTCGGGCGACACGGAGGAGCTGGCCATGGCGCGGCCCCAAAGGCCGGATGCAATCTCCGCGGCAGCTATGGCGTTCACGTCGGCCGCGGCATCGCCGCCGGCCGCCGCGAGGATGGCCGCGATCCGCGCGTCCGTGTACGCGGTGCTCGACGTGGTATCGGCCGGCGACACCTGCATCTTCTCGCGGGAGCAGGGGAACCTCATTCCGTCAGCACCCCGGCGATGCGCATGTAACGGTTTCGTCCCACCTCCTCAACGAGCGTGAGCCGAAACCGCTTTCCCCCGACCGTGAAGTAGGTGTTCGTCCCCACTCGAATTCGGGAATCGTACCGGGTGATCAACCGGGTCTCGCCGATCTCGCGGAACCCATCGACCCCGAGCTCATAGGCAGTATCGATGTTCGCATCGTCGCGCCGCCCCCACGCGGTCCACTCGGTGACGTTCTCGACGTACTCCCCGAAATCGTTGAACGTCCCGCCGGACTCGCTCCGAAATTCGATGCGCTGATCGAGCGACTGGCGTGCTCGATCCCGGCGTTCGCGCGACAGATCAGGCACCGGCGGCTACCTCGACCGGCCGCGCCGTCCGGACGATCCATGGACCGCAGAGCCCGGCCGCGCCGGAGCTGCGCCACGCCGTCGCCCATCGGTCACCCCCGGGCGACTCGGGCATGTCGTAGACGTAGGACGCGAGGCGGATGATGGCCTCGCGCTTCACGTCGTCATCCGCATCGGGCGCGAGGCGGCCGATGTACGCCTCCGCGGCGGAGCCGAGACGGGCGAGGATGGCGTTCTGAGGCTCCGGGACGGCCGCCACCCCGTCGCCGATCCTCATGGCGGCGGCGAGCTGCGGGACGGTGAGGAGGGTCAGAGCCACCGGGCCGTCTCCCAATCGTCCCGAGCCGCCGGGACCTCTACGGCCTCGAAGGCGCGCAAGTCCACCGCGCTCTCGGTGTAGGCGGGACGGGTGACCAGGGACAGCTCGAAGAGGACCGCCTGGTTGATCTGGCGGATCTGCACGCCAGGATTGCCGGGTTCGTCCACCAGCTCCTCCGCGTTCGCGACCGCGCTCGCCGGCGGGACGCGAAACCCCGGCGAGACACCACGGATCAGCCCCGCGTCTACCGCCTTCACGGTGTCCTCGACCCACGAGGGCGGGTCCTCGGGCAGGTCCCCCTCAAACCGGATCGCATCGCGCGAGTCCGTGACCTTGAGACTACCCGAGAGCATGGAAGCGATCGGCCGGTCGAAGTTGTGGCCGCGGAGCAGATCGACATTCCGGCGGGCAAGCTCGTTTTCGATGATCTGCCGGCGCGCTTCGTCGGCCGCCTTCGCGATCACCTCGCCGAGCCCCTTCTGGAGCTTCGCGAATTCGCGGAGCTGCCACGAGAACGCCCACGACTTGAACCGCTCCTTGCGGACCCGGCCCCGGTCGGACACCACCGCTTCTTTGTTGTACGGGAACGACCCGCGCAACGTGCGCTTGCGGCCGCGCGCCCGGACCTCGAGAGCGCACGGCCAGACCGCGAGAGCGTTGTCCATCACGGCGACTCGGTGAGCACGACAGTCGCCGGGCCGCCCATCTCGTGGTCGAGGGTCGCCATGGTGCTACTGCGTGCGCACCTTGACGAGCGTCCATCCGGTTTCGCGGAGCACCTTGAAGTTCCACAACACAACCGCGGTGAGGGCGACTTCACCTTGACTCGCGCGGGTGTACGGGTCACGGATCAGTTCCATGGCCCGCCAGATCGGGGCGACAGCGTTGCGGCCGGGGTAGCTCGTCTTCGCGATGAGCCCGAGCTGGATGTTCGACGCGGGCGCCGGGATGCGACTCGACACCATGCCCCCGCCGAGTCGAGACGAGAGGTGCTCCGCCGCGCTGGCCCGCGGACCGTTGTCCTGCGCCCCCGTGCGGAAGACCGTTTCGAGGTAGGTGAACGAAGCCTGTCCGATCGTGCAGATCAGGTCGGACAGCATGAAGGCATTTTGCCCGTCCACCTGGTCGGTGTGCGCTTTCAGCCACTCGTTCCAGCTCGTCGCCGAACCGGGGTCCGCGGGGACGGTCGGCTCGTTCAGGAAACCAGAGACGTTCGGAGCGGTGCCGTCGCCGTTGACAATCTGATTGTCCATGGCGTCGGTCATGGTGGCGGTCAGGTCCCGCCTCAACACAGCCTCATAGTTCCGAAGACGGGCCACGTCCTCGTATCGGAAGACGTACCGGGCGGACAGTCGCACCGGGTCGAGGCTGAACCCGGTGAACGTCGCGGCCGTCGCGTCCTTGGCGGTGCCGGCTTTGACGTTCTCGGCGGTCGTCCCCGACTGGAGGATCGGGAAGTTCGCCTGACCGACTTCCACCATGGGCATCGACACGCGGCTCATTGCCGCGATCGACCTGGTGAACACGCGCTGGAGCACGCTCGCCTGCGAGCCCGGAGTCCGCGCCGCGGCGGCGACCGTGGTGGCCGTGTCGGCGCGTTGCTCCATCTCGGGGTCGACCAGAATCTCCATGGGCACAAGGCCCCCGCGCACAGCATCGCCGAGCAGGCCGGCGCGGACTTCGTGTTCGACACCCTGCACGTCCCGACCCGAGAGCGCCTCGCTCATGTAGGGGAGGATCGACGCACGCTGGAGGAGGCCGTCCAGCTCCTTCGTCTCCGCGTCCTCGCCGCCCCCAGTCTCCCGGGTCTCCTCCTCGGGCTCCTCCTCAATGAGGAGTGCCGCTTGAAGGTCGGTCTCCAGGGACCGCATTTTCCGGGACAGCTCGCCGAGCTTGGTGCGGTCTTCGTCGGAGCGGTCTTCCTTGTCGAGAAGCTCGCCCATTTGGGATCGCAGTTCCGACTGCCTCAATTGCAGACGCTGGAGTCGAGTGGCCATTGTTGGATTCCAAAGAGAACGCCAAGAGAACAAAGTATCATAGGCATTACCTATCGAAATCTGAAAATCGAGCGAAAATTCCGATGAGTCGACACCACGCGCAACTCGACCGCCGCCGGTGGCTGCGGGTCCGCCGGCTGGCCCTGGAGCGGGCTGGATGGCGTTCGGAGCTGTCGGGCGCGGCCGGGGTCCTCGAAGTCGATCACGTCGTCCCCTTGCACCGCGGCGGCAACCCCTACGACCTCCGCAACGTGCAGGTCCTCACGAGGGGCGAGCACATCGCGAAGACGCGGAAAGAGAATGAGCGCCACGACCCCGCTCGGGCAAAGTGGCGCGCCCTCGTGGCGGAGCTCCTCACGTGAAGGCGCTGGAGTGCTACATCGGTTCCCTGGTCATCAGTCAGGGACGCCACGCGGGCCAGCCGTTCAGCCTCCTCCCATGGCAACGAAAGCTCCTCCGGGGCGCCTTCGGACAGCCCCGTGATAGCGCGTTCACGATGGGACGCGGCGGAGGCAAGACAACGTTCGTGGCGGCCCTTGGCGCGGCCTCAGTGGACGCGGACGGCCCTCTCGTCGAACCCCGGGCGGAGTGCCTGATCATCGCCAGCTCGTTCGACCAGGGGTTGATCTGCTTCCGCCACGTCCAGGCATTCCTCGAGCCCACATTCGAGCGGTACGGGACTGGACCTCGGGGTCGGTTCCGGATTCAGGACAGCGCGAACCGGGCGACGATCACCGATCGCGAGACGGGTGCGATGCTCCGGGTCGTGGGGTCGGACCCTCGACGGCTTCACGGCGCCGCCCCCAAGCTCCTCCTCTACGACGAAGTGGCTCAGTGGCCGCCGGAGCGCCTTCCGGCCATGCTGGCCGCGCTGAAGACTTCCCGGGGCAAGGTGCCGGGGAGTCGGGCGATCTGGCTCGGCACCCGCCCCGACATGCCGGAGCACCCGTTCCAGAAGGCCCTCGACGGGCATGGGGTTGGGTTCAGCCTGTGCTACGCCGCACGCCCCGACGATCCACCGTTCCGCCGCACCACCTGGAAGAGGGCGAATCCCGGCCTCGACCACCTGCCCGACCTCGAGGAAGTCATCCGCTCCGAAGCCGAAGATGCGAAGCGTGACCCGGATGCGCTCCAGATGTTCCGCGCGTTGCGATTGAACCAAGGTGTGGGCGACGTGCGACGCTCAGTTCTGATCGATGCCGACTCATGGGCACAGGTCGAGCGCCCGGAGCCGGTGGACATGGAAGGGCACTACGTCCTCGGTCTCGACCTCGGGCAAAGCGCCGCGATGTCCGGGGCGGCCGGGTACTGGGTCGACAGCTTCCGCCTGGAGGCAGTCGCCGCCTTTCCCGAGCACCCCGGCCTCGCCGCTCGTGGTCTCGCGGATGGAGTCGGCAACCTCTACGTGAAGATGCACTAACGCGGGGAGCTCATCGTCGCCGGCCGGCGGGTGTCCGACATCGGCGCCCTCCTCCGGGAGTGCCTGACGCGATGGGGAGTCCCCGGCCTCATCGTGTGCGACCGGTGGAGAGAAGCGGAGCTGCGCGAGCATCTGGAGCGCGTGGACTTCCCGCTCACCGGCCTCGTGGTCCGCGGTCAAGGATTCCGGGACGGCGGCGAGGACGTGAGGATGTTCCGCAAGGCGGTCCTCACCGGGAAGGTCGCGCCGGCGAAGTCCCTGCTACTGCGCGCCGCGCTTCTCGAAGCGCGCACCGTCGGCGATCCAGCCGGCAACCACAAGTTGGCAAAGAGCACCCAAGGGGGACGACGCGCTCACGCCCGGGACGATGCCGCCGCCGCAAGCATCATTGCCGTGGCGGAGGGTATGCGACGCGCCCGGGCGCCCGTGACCGGTCAACTCCGGGCCATCGTCGTCTGAGTCATTGGGGATTCTTCAGAATCTCCCGGTTCTCGACGGCTTCCGCAATGTCGTTCTTCAGCATTCCCAACATCGAATCGTATAGTTCCACTTGTTCGTCCGTGAAGTGGCCGAGCTCCGTGGATCCGAGTTCCTCCAGGAGTTGGATCGCGAACGTCGTTGTCTTCGCCCTCGGCGGCATGTCGTCAATCTGCGCGATCACACAGGCGAACGCCTTCATGAACGCCCGTACTACCGCAAACGTTTCTGCGGCCTTCAATGCGACCTCCTCGTGTGTGTGGCGAATCACCCCCCCGCTCCGCAGTGCGCCGGACCCGGCGCCGCCGCGGCAGGGTCCCAGCGGTGTCAGCTGTCTTCGTCTTCGCCCGGGAGTAGAACGTCGAGGGCATCGTGCGCGTCCTTCCCCGTCTTTCCGATTGCGTGCCAGCTCACGGAAAACGAGACGTGCACTCCTCCTCCACCGGGTTGCTGAATGAAGTTGCGTTTCGTCACCTCGTAGACCTGAACATCGTCGAAGTCAGTGCCAATGACGTTGCTGTTGAAGAGATCGCGGCACAACTTCATAACCGCCATCGTCTCGCTCGTCTTGTCGCTCATCGTCGTCTCCTTCGTCGCCAGTGATTGAGGCGCCGCGATTCTAGCGCGCACACCTGTCCTACCTTTTAGCCCCTTTGTGTGCCCGGCTGGCACCAGGGGGGGCGACCAACTCCCGCACCGGCCACCCGGCCGGACCCTACTCGGCAACCTGTCCCCGCCGCCCTGCGGGGCCTCCGTTCGGGGGTCAATCCTCCCGGAGCGCCGGCCTCACGGCCATCGGGCCGAAGCCCGACCCTGTGTCGTCGTCTCCCCCAACAATTGGGGCCGCGGGATGGAACGTCGATCGGCTGTGACCTCGACCGGGGCGGATATCCACCAGAGCCCGCGAGCGCTTTTCTCCCCGACCGGCACGCTCGGGCCGTACTGCTTGAAGGCGGGGGGTGCCTTGTTTATGAGGCCAGCCTCATAAGACTGATTCGATTCCGTGATCGCTCACCCCGCGGGCGAGCGCTCGAAGCCCTTCGCGCTCCGATTCCTCGGCCACCCGGACCGCATGGAGCGCACCTTCGGGCAGGTAGCTCTCGACCGCCTCCCGGACAATGCGGCGCATTTCTGCCGCCGGCATTGCCTCGACCTCGACCGCGGCCTGCACGTCGAGACGGTGTTTGTCCGTCGTCTTCCTCGGTTTCGTCGGTAGGTCGTACTCCTCGATCTGCGACTCGTTGATGGCGAGCCGCCGGAAGTCGAGCTGCACCTTGAGATGGCGCCGGAGCTCGGCCTCGAGAGATTGGTCAATGAGTAGCCCAGCGGGGTCGAAGTCACCGACGTACAGAACCACGACACGATCGCGCCCAAGCCCGTTGATGTGGTGCGCAGCTTCGTACGCCAAAGTCGCTGATGCGAAGCCGCCGCATGGGTACAAAGATACGGCGAGCTCTCGGCACTCGCGTTGCAAGACGCCCGCGAGGCCCCTCGATTCCACCCAGACCTCGACGTGCGGGAGCTCGCGGGTCCAGAGCTGCGCCCGGTACAGGCCGGACATGCGCTGGATGAAGTCGCCCGCATCCGCGAACGTGGAGACGTGGTAGCCGCGTCGCGTGGCGTCCGAGATCCACCCGTACGGGAGTCGTCCCAAACGCCGGAGCGCAAGGCAGCGCCGTTGTACGCGCTGATAGCCGTGCTCGGTCTTGGGTACCGGCTCCGCGAGCCGCGGGTCGGTCATCCGGTAGAACGCATGTCGGACCGACTGCGGATAATCGGCCCGCAGGACCTCGACGATCTGTTCGTCGAGCGCCGCCTGTTCGGTTTTCGTCGAGCGCTTCCGTGCTACCATTTCGACGTTCCAAACATCGTCCCGGAACACCCTCGCGCCCGGCCGGGAGTCAGGCCCCGGTCGGGCGCTTTTCGTTACGCCGCCCGTGCGCCTTCGCCGCTCGCGCGGGGCCGGCTGGCAAGCCATGATTCGATCTCCGAAGCGGGCCAGCGCAAGGCGCGCTCGCCGATCTTCAGCGGCTCCGGGAAGGTGCCTTCCCGCAGCTTTCGGTAGATCGAAGTGCGCGAGAGTGCGGTACGCGCCTCGACCTCATGGCGGGTGAGCAGACGATCGTTCATGGCATCCCCCGGATCGGTTTCCCGCAGGATGCCACGCGTTCACGCTAATACTAGGGGAAAAGAAATCCTTCGATTTCTTTCTTCCAGTCCTGGACCGGATCGCCGCTTTTCAGAACTTCCCGCACGGCACCGGCCTTGAACCGTCTGCCCGTAGGGTCAACCGCCTTCGCGACCAGCTCCATGGCGGTTTCCTTGGTCTCGCCGTGACGCTGGAGCCATGCGACAGCATCAACGATCATCCGGTTGCGAATCATGTTCGCGCGCCCGTACCGACCTTTCGGCCGCTTTGGACGTTCGACCACACCGATGAAGACGAGGAAGGACCACTCCACGAGTTCACCGTGCACGCGACCCATCCCGCCGTTGTCGTAGCAATGGCGGGCGCGTTTCTGGAGCTCGTCGAATGCCCACGCTCGAATCTCATAGGGCAACAACGCCGGTCCCTGTGCGATTCCAACGAAGTGCCGGATGATGGCGGTGTCTCCGTCCGGATCGTCAGACCAAGAGAGGTTCCAGTTGTGGGATCGCAAAGGACTCAGTTCGCCGGCGGATTCGAATCCGACGCGAAGGATCTCCTCAATCGTTGGTTTAGGCATGCAGCTTCACCACGTCCGCCGTGCCGCCCGCCACGAACCGGCCCCACTGGTCCATCAACCGGCGCCGCCTGTCGAGCAAGTCTGAACTTGCGTACGCCCTCTCGACGGCCGACCCGACCGCGCGCGCGAGGCTCGATTCCATGACGGCGTGATCGGCATTCGTTTTCTCGCTGGCCCACGTCCTGAAGCACGTCCTGAATCCGTGCACAGTCGCGCGCTCGGCGAGTCCGGTATCCCGGAGCACCTTCGTCAACGACATGTCACTGAGCGGCCGGCCTCGCCTCGCCGGCGAAGGGAAGATGAGCCCCGAACCATCGTCGAGCACGCGCGCCTCGTCGAGCACGGCCATCGCCGCATCGCTCAGGGGTTGCCGGTGCTCGGCGCCGCCCTTCATGCGGTTCACCGGGATCACCCACAGCCGCGCGTCTTCGTCGATCTCGTTCCACGACGCGCCGCGGGCCTCGCCGCTCCTGCACGCCGTGAGCACCACGAATCGAAGCGCGAGTTTCGCCGCGAGGGACGCCCGCGACGATTCCACGGTCTCGAGCGCCGCCCCGAGTTCCCCGTAGGGCAGCGCCCGGTAGTGGCGTTTCTGCTTCGGCATTGTGGGTAGTGCGCCGTCGATGCCCTCCCCCGCCGCGTTGTGCTCGACGAAGCCGTGAGCTTGCGCCCAAGCAAGCACGGACCGGATGCGCCGCCGAGTCTTCCGGGCCACTTCCGGGTGGCGGGTCCAGATCGGGGTGAGGATGCGTAACACGTCCTCGCGCGTGATCTGGTCCACGCGCATGTCGCCGATTGCGGGGAGTGCACGCTTCGCCAGTAGCTGCATCCACGACGCGATGTGCTTGGCGTTCCTCCACCGCGGCCGGTTCGCCTCGAAGGTCCGCTCCGCGGCCTCGCGGAATGTGGGCGCCTGGGTCCGCCGTTTGTCAGCCAGGGGATCGCCGCCGGCCAGCACGAGACGGCGGTTCTCGAATGCCTTGTCGCACGCCTCCGCCAAGGTGACGAGGGCAAAGCTCCCGAGCCCGATGTCACGTCGCCGGCCGTTGATGGCGATTCGCTGGATCCAGGACTTCGCGCCGCCCGTCGAGACATGCAGGTAGAGGGTCGGATCGGCCCGGTACAGACCCGGCTTCGTGACGGCCCGAGCCTTCGCTACGGTGAGTCGTTCCATGTCGTCCCCACTTGATTCCCAACGTTCGAACTGGGAATCTACGGGAATCGAACGGAAGTTGCAAGCACAAAAAAGCCCACAATTTCAAGGGCTTAGGTCGTCTATTTGGAACTAACAGGGACGTAATAAATAGAGGTTGGAGGCTGAGGTCGGAATCGAACCGGCGTACACGGCTTTGCAGGCCGCTGCATGACCACTCTGCCACTCAGCCCGCGGCGCGGGTCTCCCGGCCGGGAAGAATCGACCCGGGAGACGAAGTGGAGCGGGAAACGAGACTCGAACTCGCGACCCCAACCTTGGCAAGGTTGTGCTCTACCAACTGAGCTATTCCCGCGCCGGGGAAGGA